GAGGTCGTGTGGCGCTTTAACCGCTGGCATCACCACGTTGACTACACGCCATTTAAGCGCAACCCTCTGGTGCGCAGGCCTGACGTGGTGGTCCAAGAGGGCGTCGACACTTACGGCATGGTCCTGAAAGACATTAGGGAAAATACTTAGAAAATATTTTAAAAAAGGTGTTGCTCTGTTTAATTCTGAGTTACACTTACATCACTGCAAAGTCGCAGGTAACACAGAAATGAAAGCGAGATCATCATGGAAAAAGCAAACTTCAGCCAACTGTTGCAAGACGCCGTCAACCAACCCGGCATCATCAGCAAGTGCTACAGCACCTTCCACGGCTACAGCATCGGCAACCAACTGCTGGCTTGGTCACAGTGCATTGCACGCGACATCCCCATCGGCCCCATCGCCACCTACAAAAAGTGGTCCGAGCTTGGCCGCCAAGTCAGCAAGGGCCAGAAGGCCATCGCACTGGTGATGCCCGTCACCATCAACAAAAAAGACGCAGCAGGCGAAAAGACTGGTGAAGTGTTCAGCATGTTCACCTTGCGCAACAACTGGTTTGTGCTCGGCCAGACTGAGGGCGACAAGTACGTCAACGAGGTGGTCATCCCTGCATGGGACAAGGCAGCCGCGTTGGCCAAACTGGACATCAGCGAAGTGAGCTTCGACCACGCCGACGGCAACTGCCAAGGCTACGCCAGCGGTCGCACCATCGCCATCAACCCAGTGGCCATCCTGCCCCATAAGACACGCTTTCACGAGCTGGCTCACGTCGTCCTTGGCCACACCACCGACGAAGTCATGGCCGACAGTGAAGTGACGCCCCGCGACATCCGCGAAGTCGAAGCCGAGGGCGTGGCCTACATCCTGTGCTCGGTGCTGGACCTTGCTGGCCTGCACGAGTCACGCGGCTACATCCAGAACTGGCTGCAAGGCGCAGACATCAGCGACAAGTCGGCCCAGCGCATCTTCAGCGCAGCCAACAAGATCCTCGAAGCAGGCAAGGTGGCATAAGGGAAACTACCTAGAAAATATTTTGATCTGGCTGTGTTGTTGTTTAATCTGGTGTTATACTTTCAACACGGTCAGCAAGATCGGTAACAGCGAAAAGGAACAGCGAAATGACACACTACATTGCACAAATTGAGACTCGCGTGGCAGGCATCCCTTGCATCATCGGCGTGATCGAATACTCCAGCACCAGCGGCTCTTACTCTTACAACGCAGCCAGCGACTGGGACTACTACGGCTACAGCGAGAGCGAGTGGGAGGTCTGTGACCGTCGTGGACGCCCCGCCCCATGGTTGGCCAAGAAGCTCACCGACGAGGACGAGGCTGAGATCGAAAAAGAAATTGAAAAATATTTTCAATAAGTCTTTACAGCCTTAAAATTTAACTTATAATTAAACCACTGCATCCCGCAGGCAACACAGAAAAGGACAGCGAAATGAACTTCACCACCACCACCCAGACCAACGGCACAAGCCGTCGCGGCAGCATCCAAGCCACTTACGACCAGCTCGTGGCCGTGTTTGGCCAGCCAGAAGTTTTCACCCTTGAGAACTCTGACGGCAAGATCGACGTCGAGTGGGCCATCGCCTTCGACAACGGCACTGTGGCCACCATCTACAACTGGAAGAACGGCAAGAACTACTGCGGCGCTGATGGCTTGAACGTCGCAGACATTACCCAGTGGAACGTGGGCGGCAACCGTTACGACTCAGCCGTGCTGGTCGAAGAGGCTTTGAAGGTGGCGGCATGAGCGAGCTGCCCATCTTCAGCGTGCGAGAGAACACCATTACGCACGAAAACCCTACGGTCATAACCGACGGCATCATGGTGTGCCAAGAGGCTTATATCCAGATCGACACCAGCCACATGGGGCAAGAATTTTTGCTTCGCTTGATGTACCACATGGGCGAGGGCCATATTCGCGTGAAGGTGGCCAGAATTAAGGAGCAGCCATGTGGCTCTTAGGATCAAAAGACGGCAAGCCATGGTGGCAGAAGCGGGACGCCCACGACAACTGGGTCCCGGTGACCGAAGAAGAGGCGGCGGCGCACAAAAAGTATTGGAACGACAAGCGTGACGAAATTGCCGCCAAGATCTTCAATGACGCATTCAACAAGGGGCAGCAGCATGGGTGACTTTTCAGACGACTACGGCGGCTATGACATCTTGGGGCTGTATGAGCAGCGCGACGACGACCGCAGGGCGCAGCGTGCCAAGCTTCTGAAGCTGCCAGAGACTCCCAAGTATGCGATCAAAACGCATTGGGAATCAGACGGGCGGATTGGCGTGGTCGTGGCCATTGTGCGACCAGATGGCGGCATACACCTGCTGCAAGACTTTCTCGACCCACTACAGCGCATAAATCAAGAGCCTGTGGCAAAGTACAGCGACATTGTTTCTGATGGCGGCTTTGACCCACGCAACAAGTTTGATGCCTCACCACAGCGCACATGGGTTGACCTGACGGATGAGGAGATACACAACCTCGACCCGCTTCCGCACCAAATGTTTGACACACAGCGTATTGAATTTGCTCGAGCAGTGTTGGCTAAATCAAAGTAGAAGAACATATGAACCACCAAGAAATCAACAAAATGATGTCACGTTTACCGAGCCAACAGCCTCAAGAGTCGTTGACCGACAAGGTGTTTATTGGTACAATTTTCACTGTGTTTTTGATCGTCATGTGCATGCTGCCAGACATCATGCGTTAAGCGAATCAAAACCGAATCGGTTCCCGGCGAAAGCTGGGACCAACACGCATGGGGGTTGACAGCACTAAAACTGTTTTGCAGGCACTCTAAAGCCTGCATTAACTTATAGGCAGTCCCCAGCCGTGTTGGTGGCTGTGCAACCAAGCACAAGGCGCTCATGGGTTCAGTGGTGGGGTAGCCGTTCGACTCGGCAACTCGGCGCTGTTGGGATGCCACCAACAACCTATAGCGAACTTCAAGCGATCCGAAAGCGAAGAGAAACCGAATCGGTTTCGACCAGCACAAGCGGCTGGGATCACAAAACAAAACGGAGAGCCACATGGCAGAACGCATTTATATCGTCTACGGCAGCCAAGAGGGCACGCGCCTCGTTAAGGCCAGTTTGCGTCAGCAAGCCCTGAACCACGTTGCAAGCACTGAGTTCAATATTCGCGTCGCAACGCAGGATGACTTGGTTGAGCAGATCACGGCAGGCACAAAGATTGAGCAGTACCGCGCCCCTGAGCAGCAAGAGCTGATCGAGGACAGCGAGTCACCCGCAAATTAAGCGAATCGGTTACCATTGGTCTCATCGACATACGGACGAGGACTAAGGTCATGCCAGAAACCGCCGCAAAGCCACAGAAACGAGCTACAGCAGCCCCAAAGCCTAAAGCCAAGGGGAAGGTAGCCCCGCAGCCCGCAAAGGCCCCACAAGCCCCAAAGAAGACAGGCAGATCAACCTACACCAAGCAGATAGCTGACATCATCTGTATACGGCTATCAGAGGGCGAAAGCTTGAAGGAGATCGTAAGGTCGGAGGGGATGCCAGACAGGGCGACGGTTTATCGTTGGTTGTTGGAGCAGCCCGCCTTCTGCGACATGTACACACGCGCACGGGAAGAGCAGGCCGACACGCTGGCCGACGAGATCATCGCGATCGCCGACGAGTCGCCTGAGATCAATGAGATCCGCGACAAGCACGGCGACGTGATAGACATCAAGATCGACTCTGGCTATGTGGCCTACCAGAAGCAGCGCATCGAGGCCCGCAAGTGGACGGCTATGAAGCTCAAGCCTAAGAAGTACGGCGACAAGCTCGAGCTGGCTGGCGACCCCAACAACCCCATGAAGGTCGAGGTCCAGTCCGAGGCCGACACCTACCTCGCGGCCTTGCTCATGAACGTGGAGCTGACCAAGCAGGTCAACGCGAATGACTGACATTGCCGAGATCGTGGCTGACCCCGAGACGCAGAAGTATCTTGCGCTGGCCAGCCCCGAGTATCGGCTTGCGTGGGCATGGCGCATGTCATGGTTCAAGACGCAGCACAAGCACCAGACCCTGCCACCGGGCGAGTGGTGGTCCATATGGTTGATGCTGGCCGGGCGTGGGGCAGGGAAAACCCGTACAGCGGCGGAGCAGATTGCGTGGTGGGCCTATGAGAACCCCGGCACGCGCTGGCTAGTGGCCGCCCCCACGAGCGCCGACGTGAGGGCCACATGCTTTGAGGGTGACAGCGGCCTGATAACGGTCATCCCCAAGTCACTGGTGGCCGACTACAACAAGACCGCGCACGAGCTGCGCCTGACTAATGGCAGCCTGATCAAGGGCATCCCTGCCAGTGAGCCTGAGCGCTTCAGGGGTCCGCAGTTCCACGGTGGGTGGTGCGACGAGCTGGCCGCGTGGGACTACATCCAAGAGGCTTGGGATCAAATCCAGTTCGGCATGCGACTGGGTAAGCGCACCCGCATGATCTGCACGACCACGCCCCGACCCAAAGACCTGATCATCGAGCTGATGGGCCGCGAGGGTGACGACGTGGTGATGACCACCGCCTCGACCTACGCCAACCTTGGCAACCTGTCAGACAACTTCAGGAAGCAGATCCTTGCCTATGAGGGCACGAAGCTGGGCAGGCAGGAGATCTACGCCGAGATCATCGACCCTGAAGAGGGCGGTATCGTCAAGCGCGACATGTTCAAGCTCTGGCCAGCCGGGCGTGCCTTCCCGCGCTTCGAGTACATCCTGCAAAGTTACGACGTGGCCACCAGCGAAAAGGTCCAGAACGACCCGACCGCCTGCATCACCTTTGGCGTGTTCAAGCCGCAGGACGGCCCCATGAGCGCCATGATCATCGACTGCTGGCAAGAGCGCATGATGTACCCCGACCTGCGCCCTAAGGTCATTGAAGAGTACGAGACGGTCTTCGGTGAGGGCAAGGACCGCAAGCGCGTGGACCTGCTGCTGATCGAGGA